ATCTTTCAAAGAATATAAGCGATGATTTGTCTGATGGTATAGATTCAGACATGAACAAAGCTTTAATAGAAACCATAGGAGAAAACATGGGTTTCTACGGTCGTACTGTTTACAGAGCGACCACTGATCCAGACTTTAACCCGATACGAAATGCTGATGGATCTATTGACGCTGTTAAGCAACAAAAATTAGACAGGGCCATCGATACTGTTATAGCTAATGGTATGGCAGAGGATGCTGCTGGGGCGAAGCTTGTTCTCGAGCAAATGTTAAAGAGAACAAAAAGCTTTTCTAACGCTGACATGAAACCAAACAACATGTACCAGAACGACACACTTGATGGTATCAGCACGGGCATACTAAAAGATAAAAAGTTAGATAACTTACCTGCCATCAGAGATTATCTAGGCGAATACACAGGTGCTAAAAATATATACGGAGTTGTTGGTAGAACAAAACAAGCTGATGGTACTTTTAAACCTGAATTTGGAAAGATAAGACAACAGACCCTTGATGAGCAAAAGGTAGGATTACAGTATCGAGTTAGTGAGACAGTCAGCAAGATGACTAATCTTATTGAACAGACTGATTACTACAAAAATCTTAAATACTATAGCGATCAACTTGGCAAAATTGATCAAAGCAAGCGGTTCATCTACGATGAATTGCCTCCTAATTTTATCCCTGGTGATTGGGAGCAAATAGGGACAATAGGTAGATCAGGATTACCAACTGAAGCAAGTTACATGAACTACGGTGCATTAGCTGGCAAGTGGGTAAAGAAAGAACACATCAGGGCACTGACTGATATACCTCAGTACATAAAGCTGGCCGAAGCTTCTAAGTTGTATGCAACCTTTCTTGGCGTAAAAGGTATTTCGCAGATAGCAAAGACTGTTTACAGCCCTATCACACAAATAAGAAACGCAACAACTGCAGCAATGTTTGCTGTAAAGAATGGTAACTTTGGTAACGGGGAAGACCTGGTTAATTCTGCAAAAGTTGTCTTTCAAAATATTAATGACAACATATCTTTTAAAACACAAGGAGAACGCTTTGGCGGTTCTCAAGCTAGTATCGCTAATAAATCAGACATTCAAAGATACTATAACGAAATGATAGAGCTTGGTGTTGTCAACACCAACGCAAAGATTGGTGAGTTCGAAGATCTTCTTGGAGATGCTGCAAAGCAATACAAATCTGGCATAGTCAAAAACGGTTTGCAAATTGCTCAAAATACTCAAAATCGTTTTTCAGGAAAGCTATACCAGGGGTCTGATGACGTTTGGAAAATATATAGCTATGAGATGGAGCTAGGCAGGTTAAGAAAAGCTTTCGATAACAGTCCAGAATCTTTCGTTGTTAAGCCAACAGATGTACAAAATGTTCTAAGGTTTGGTGCTGAACCAGTCGATCTTAGAGCGTTAGATGAAGAAATGGCTTTCGAGTTTTTAAAGAGAGAGTCAGCAGAAATTGTTAAAGATACAGTACCTAATTACGCTCGAGTTCCAGAAGCAATTAAACAATTAAGGCAGATGCCTTTTGGAAACTTTATTGCTTTCCCTGCAGAGATTATCAGAACAAGTTTAAATTCCTATGGTCGATCTATAAAAGAATTAGCCAGTGTATCGCCTGAAGTAAGAGCGATTGGTATGAGAAGACTTATGGGTAACATAACCGTTGATGCGGTTGTTCCAAGTTCTTTAGTTACTGCTGGGCTTGTTCTCACTGGATCAGAGAGAGAGCAGCTTACCGCTTATAAAAGATCTTTCGCTCAGGATTGGGATAGATACTCAGTGTTGGTGCCGATATCCACAGACAAAGACGGTAACATTAGAGAGTTTTATAACTTTTCTTACACTAACCCATATGATTATTTTACAAGGCCAGCGAGAGCTTTATACGATGCGGTTAATAATGGCGTTAATTCTGAAAAAGATTTAACAGACATAGCATTCAACTCCAGTCTTGAAGCCATAAAAGAGTTTGCTAGTCCATTTATGGATGAATCAATCATTACTGAAAAAATGTTTGATTTAACGAGGAATCAAACTCGATACGGCAGAAGCATCTGGCTTGAAAAAGATCCGTTAGGTTTAAAAGTTTCAAAAGCACTCGCTCATGTCATTGATGGCATAACGCCTGGTATATCTCCAATTAGATTGAGAGGAGATGTAGCTGGTCAAGATATACAACTAGGTGATTTAACTCTGGGTGCAGACTTTACTGATGTTCCAAGAGCTGTTGGATTGGCCGCAGGAATTAATCCAATCACTGGGGTAAACAGAAAAGGCGAGAGAGTAGACGCTGCTGGTGAGTTCGCTGAAGCTTTAAGTGGGTTGAAATCTATCAAGCCAAGAGTTGAAACGGTGTTAGGGTATAGGGGATTTGAAGCTGGTGCTCAGATCAGAGAAGTCTCTGGTATTTTTAACAGGATAGCTAAGTCAAAATCGGACATGAGTCCTGAAGATATTACTAAAGCTTTTATTGTTTCTAACGAACAACGATTTAAGTCCCTTCGCGATCTGCATATAGCTATTGAAGATGCGAGAAAACTTGGTTTATCTGATGCAGAGATTAGGTCAGCATTACGAAGAGCAAAAACACCAAGCCTTGACATGGTAATGTCTGGTAGGTTCAAGCCTTTCTATCCTTCAGATGAAACAATTAAATTAGCCTTGGAATCTAGAGATAATAAAGTATCTAATCCATTTGATTTCGGAGAGCTACGTTCAATTTATTCTGAGCAGTATGGAAAAGAATTTACCCCAGAAAGAGCAGCAAGAGAAAGTGAAGCAAGAATACAAGCATTGCGTGAGCAGATGCAGAGAGCGAAAGAAGCTCAACAACAAAATCAAATGCCTCCTGCACAGCCTCCACAAGCAACAACCCCTACAATCAATCCTAGTGCATCTGCGCTACGCCAAGTAGAATTAAACAAACTACTTGGTATTTCCTAATTGATCCCGCAGCGCAAACGAAAGAGCAAGTACTACGCAAAGAAGGTTGAGTACGATGGTATCGTGTTCGACTCCAAGCTCGAGGGTGCCCGTTACAAAATACTGAAGGAGATGCAGGACCGGGGAGAGATATGCGAACTCGAGGTCCAGGTGCCATACGAATGTGTGGTAGAAGGTAAGAAGATTTGCAAATACATTGCTGACTTCAGGTACAGATGCGGTGATGATGTCATGGTAGAAGATACCAAAGGCGTGATTACCCAGGTGTTTTCTCTAAAGAAGAAGCTGGTTGAAGCCCTGTATCCAGGGCTTGTTATCCAGATCATCAAAGACCCAAGGGAGTTACCTAGAACGGCGTTCTATCCTCGTTCATTACCTGTATCTTCTTGAAGTCTTCGAGGGTACCGTCAAAAAAGTTACGCAACTTCTCGAGGTCAGCCGTATCACCAAAACGATATTCAATCTTGGATAGCTCACGCATCTCAGGACTGCTGAAGTGTTTGTCACCCAGCTTATCAGCCGTGACATTGTGAAACGTAAAGATGCCAACCCGGTAGGTCATGACATCATCATTGCTCTCTTCAGGTACGAAGTCAGCTTTGACCAGGCTAGGCATCCATCGATGGTCCCTGCAGCCAGCACGTTGTTCTTCGATCGTTAACTCTTTGTTGAACCTAGCACAACGCCATGCTGCATCAGTGCCGTCCATTACAGGTGACGATGAGTGACAGTTCCTGCAGTTGACTGAGCCTGGTAATCGTTTGCCTAGATAGATCTCACGATACCGTGAAGTGTTCCACTGCTTTAACTCCCAGTCATTCTCGCTCTTACCAGGTGGTGGTGCGTCAGAAGTAATGATGCGCTGCGCTTTCTCCTGAGCCTGCTCCCAGATCGAAGGTTCAAAGTCTACGATTTCAGAATAGATGCTGCTGTCATTCTTGTTGACCACAACAGCCATGGATTTCGTTAGACCAAAGCAGCCCATGTAACAGTGGAGCTGCCACTTGTAGGATCTAGACCAGCCCTGATAATCACCAGACTTGTTGAGCTCTTTCCAACGCTTGTCGTTAGCTGACTTGCTTTCAAAGACCAGAATCTGTTCGGGATCCTCCGGTACAACACGTTTCGCAAAGCCGTCACAACTACCGCCGAAGTGTCCGCCAAGGAACGATGCTCTGTACTGATTGCCCTCCGCATCAACTGCAGAGAGATCAAAGACCTCGCTCTCTTTAACGAAGTGAACCAGTTGGTCTTCGATCCGATTGCCCAGGTCAAACAACCTGAGCATCCGGCCTTTGAAGTCAGATGGTAAGCACCAGTGGTACTGTAGCCACAACTTGCGTTCATCTTCATCACCGATCTGGCTCATCCCTAGATGGCCCCGCTGACCTTCATTGTTATCTTCGATCCATTGATCGATCTGTTCAAAAAGTAACGCCGATGACATTCCAATACCTACCCTCTTTTCTTACATTAACTTTCTTGACCTTATCAAAAGCACCGTCATTCACCATATCAACAGCTGTGTCGATGCTGTAAGGCAACCGCATTCCTTTTGACATAATGCCCCACTTCTTTTCAGCAACCTGTCTAGCCTTACCGTGCATCTCCACCATCAAGGCAGTGGAGTAAGGCCAGTACTGATCTTCAGACTTGAAATTAATCTTCAAGTAATCATTGCCATTCTTACTAGTCGCACGTTCAGCGCGTATCCATTTGACATTTTCTTGTCTTTCGGTCGCTGCCTGCTCACCCAGTTCATCTGATAACACATTCCCTTCAACAGCCTGAGTTGTTTCAGCAGCGTCCTTTTCTTCCGCAAGCCCCATGACAAGACCAAGGGGTTCTTTAGGTTTGGGCTTGGGCTTAGGCTCTCCGCATTCTATGCAATGACTGTAGTCAGAATCATTCACTGCAAGACATGGATTGCCATTGTCTTTCTCTGCCTCACAGATCCAGATTTTTGGCTCTACATCGTTGAGCTCTTCATCTTGTTTGTTGCGTTCCGGTCTGGCCGTATCGATGCAGCCATGGCGTGCCATGTTGCCGCCATAGTCCAAGAGCAGACAATCCTGCTTGTCACCCCAAGGGCGCATACCCCGTCCGCATATCTGAACGTACAGCCCCAGTGATTTAGTTGGTCGCAGTAACGCTATGCAATCTGTGCGTGGTGCATCCCAACCCTCAGTCAGTACAGCGACATTGCATAGTGCGTTGATCTTGCCTTTCTCAAAGTCTGTGAGGATCCTCTCGCGCTCATCTGCCGGTGTCTCAGCCGTCACTGACTCTGCAACAATGCCATGGTTCCGTAGGAACATAGCCATCTTCTGAGCGTGCAGAACGCTGACGCA